TATCAACAAGCATCTAAATCTCCTCCAAAGCCCTGTTAGCCCTATTTTTGCCTATCTTGCTGGTGTCAAACACCTTTGGCAACGACGAAGCCTCCAGCTCGTCCGACACAACATCATCAAAGCCTGTCGCACCGCTAAGTGGAAACTCCTTCGCGTCCTTGTCCAGTCTGACCATCGAAGCACACGGCATCAATGCCTTGATCTTCATCGTGTCCTTGATGACTGGAGACTCCATGATCAACTCCAGCTCTTCCATCGTCCAGATGTGACGATTAGCAACATCGGGTCTGAACTGCTGATACAGCGTCGCGTCGTGATGTGTACCAACAACCACCATCACCGACCCGTCCTGCATTTCATGCTCGACTGCAACTATCGCTGGCATCTCCGACACACCGTTATCGACCGCCCAAGTCTCTAACGCTGCATAAGCCTTGATCATTCCTGCGACAGCTCGATCGAGCTTGACCTCATCTCTGGACACCGAAGCCTCGAACACTCGTTCAGCCTGTCGCCACACCTTGATCCGAAACTCTGAGTCCACCAACTCGATCAAGCGATTGATGCCCCAACGCTTTTCGTGATCCCTTTTCACCACAGACAGCTCAACTAACCTCGAATTCATAAATACATCAAAAGCATTCATCGGGAATTCTGGTTGTTTTAGACCGCCAAGCACTTTACTCAAACCTTTTTTAACCATCACAACTCCAATCATTAAACATTACCAATGGATCGAGCACCGATAGATCGATTTTGTGTATTACATACACACAAATCTATCGATCTATCGTTCTCAGCATAGATTAGATAGATATTTTATCTATCGTTGATCTATCATCTATCTATCAACTATCTATCTAAAACCATCATTTCTTTAGCGGATGGACATTAGAATTTGGCGTATCAATAGCTTCAACCTCATCAAATACGATCCACGACCATGTATCATTTGTTACTACATTATTGGAATCTACCAAAGCCTTTTTGACATTCATCCAGCTTGTGTTGAATGATGCTGGAAGGATACCTTTGCCCTTTATTTTTCTAAATTCTTCATGCCATAAATTGGTACTGACGCACTTGTTGCGCATCCCGTCAATGGTCTGCATAGTGCCGTGTTCTTTCCTTAATGCGTGCAAGAGAGTGAGCGCTGATTGCTGAGTTGGTGTGAGTTTTACGGTGTCCTCGCCAGACTTGTCCTTCTTCTTTGTAGCTTTTAAGCTGGTGTCCATAGCAGGATCGTGCTTCACCGCCAGACTGGATGTGCCTTCAAAGCCGACAACCCCAGACGATTCAGTCGTGACCTCGACCATCTCAAACCCGATCCTCTGCCCGTCCACACCGTCCTTCTGCTTAGACACATGGAGTATTCCTTTTGGCGGTTGAGCGCCTTCGATCCTGATGATCTCCAGTTCGGTGTCTACTGCTCCGAGCAGGGAAGAGTGTCCCCTGAGTCCTTTGGTTGCGTCCTTACCAGCGTGATGCACCACCAGCAAGCCACACTCATACCGTCCTTGTATAGCGCCAGCAGCCGTAATGAATGCACCCATATCCTCACTTGCGTTCTCATTGCCACCGCCAAACGCTCTAGCCAGCGTATCAATAATGATCAGCTCGAAGTTGATCTCATGGATAGCCTTCAAGTCGTCAATGGCTGCCACTAGGTCTTGGAGGTCTGTCTTACTTGATCTGAGATTGACCTGCCGTCTTAGGAAATAGACTGGCGCTCCAACTGGTGTGCTGTGATGCGTCTTCAAAGCCTTGATCCTTGACCCGATACCGCCATGCCCCTCACCCGCGATGTACAGGACTGCACCTTGTCTGGTGATCTGGTTGCCGAGGAATGATCTTCCCGTTGCGATGCACTCGGCAATGTCCAGAGCGACGAAACTCTTAAACGAGGCAGGAGGTGCATATAAAGCTACAAAGGACTTCTGCGGGATAACGCCATTGATCAACCACTCGACTGGTTCGTCCTGTATGTCGTCCCACGCTTCGAGCTTGAATCCTTCGCGTTGTAGCGGTACTTGTGGCAGCTCCAACTCTTCTATTACTGGTGTCTCCACAGAATTATTTAATCTTGCAGGAGTCGTTACATCCATCTCACTTGCTATTGCTTGCGTGGCTTTTGTCAGGTCAACCAGCCTGTCCTTGTCACCGCCATACTTGTAGACAAACTCGTATGCGTCTTCCTTGATCTCTTCAAGTACAAGGTCCACCACTCGGATACTTTTTGTAACCGACTTGAGAGCTGCAACTGCTTTCCTTGCATACTCCCAGCCGACCGTGTCGTTGTCAGGGACGATGGCAATAGTCAGTCCGACTAGGTGCTTGACTACATCTTCGGGGAAGCTGCTTGCACCTTGATGCGTACAGGTTGCAACTACTCCCAGAGACTTGAGAGCGTCGGCTGCCTTCTCACCTTCGCACAAGAAGACTGTTCTGCCTGTCTTGCGTGCAAAGTCAACTTCGGGAAGGTTGTACGGGACTATGTTCGCACCCGTCATACTCGCGTGCCGTCTGCCATTCTCGTCCACCCTGTACTGCTTGTATGTCTTACCTTTGGAGTCGAAGGTCTTGAAGCGTTGTTTTATGTGCTGGACGACGCCATCCTCGTCGGTGTAATGCCACTCCTGCTCAAGCACAGGTTCTTGAGGCTTTGGTAACGGCTTGATCTGGGTAAGGAAGTCCATCGGGTTCGGTAAGTCTGGCAGCAGACCGTAATCCTTAACCGCATTGAAGACAGACTCCTGACTGCACCCACTAAAGCACTTAAAAAGTGGCTTGCCTTCGTCTGTCTCCGATACACAAAGACTTGGATTCTTGTCCCCGTTACCCTGCCCGTGACTGCTTACAGGACAGCTCGCCATCCATTGCCCGTTAACTCGTCTTGCGTTGCCAAGCGCTTGCGCTATTTGTTCGGCTTGCATTTGATGTTCTCCACTTCTTGTATTCTTTTTCCTATCCACGCCATGACTGGCACAGCCATTGAGTTGCCTAAAGCCTTGTACCTTGGACCGTCTGGCGTTGGCTTGCCCTTTGGTTGGATGTCTGTGTAGTTATCTGGAAAGCCTTGGAGTCTCTCGCATTCCTTTGGCGTGAGTCGTCGCACTGCCATGGATTGTCTTATGCCAAGCCCACCGGCATTTTGAGTAACCCCATATCCTTTAGTTGTCATGGCTGGTGCAGTTTGAGTTTCTTTAATAGCATGGAAATTTTCTTCAAATCCAATGGGTTGCATGACCGCCATCGGATTCTTAGCTTGTAGGGTTTGCGTCATATCCACATCTGTTTGCGGGTTTGACATCTGACCGCTGAATGCAATGGGTTGAATTGTTACTGGTACATTTCCACCGCCAGTACCCCATGTGCTTGTGACAGTACAACAAGTATCACCAAGTTCACGCATACGGCTGTCTTGACTATGTAATTCGTAAACTGGTTGCGCCACATTTGTACCAATACCAGCCTTTGTCAACGTGTTTGTGACATCAGTCTCGTTGACATACAAACCTCCATCTAGACGATCTGCTCGCGTCCCATTGGAATCGCAGAATGTGATGTTGTATGCAATTGGTTGGGCTATAAAGTCTTCTGTTTCAAAGTCGTAACGCTGACCAACGCCTCGTGTAAGGCACTTGGCAGGGTTTTCCCTCTTTTCTCTGCTCGGCGCAATATTCCCTGACAAGCTGTGGCGCTCAAAAAGAACCGCTGCTGCACTTCGCCAGTCTCCAAGACATCCGATAACAAACACACGACGGCGTCGCTGTGCCACTCCGAAGTACTGAGCGTCAAGAATTCGGTAGGCGAACCCATACCCGAGTTCGCCCATCCCTCGAAGTAAGGAGGCAAAGTCGAGTCCTCCGTTACTGGATAACACGCCGGGGACGTTCTCCCAAACCAACCATTTGGGGCGATATTTGTCAGCAATGGCAAGATAGGTGAGCATGAGGTTGCCACGAGGGTCATCCAATCCCTTTCTGAGTCCTGCGACTGAGAAGGATTGACAGGGAGTTCCTCCAACGAAAACATCGACATTTGAGTCAAGATTCCACTCCTTAAATTTAGTCATATCGCCAACATTTGGCACTTGCGGATAGTGGTGCTTGAGCACCTCGCTAGGGAATTTCTCTATCTCACTAAAGGCAACTGGTGTCCACCCCAATGGATGCCATGCCACAGTAGCTGCTTCTATACCGCTACATACCGACAGATATTTCATTCTTGTCCTTGTTCTATTTGTTCTAATCTCTGCTCCAGTTCGTAGACCCGTTGAGCCAACGCAATAAGAAGCAGCATCCAAAATTCTTGTGTGTTTTCCATAGAGGAAAAAAAACGGGACTGACCTTTCAGCCAGCCCCGTCTCTCCTAAGAGTTAAAACATCTCGTCGTCTTCGACTGCCTGAGCCATTGCAGTCTTCTGTACTGGCTTTGGTGCTATTGCTGGAGCTGGTGCTGCCATGCTGATCTTGCCGTCGCTGTCGAAGGACTGCGTGCCGTCGTCCACCGCGTCCATACCAACAGGTCTCTCAATCCAAGACACCACATCAAAGTTAGGGATTCTTGTTGTCCCCTTGCCGATCTTCTCTAGCGTGGAGGACTTGTACTCAATGACTGGTAACTTGCCAGCATTGGCAGCTTGACCCGCCTCGATTGCTTTCCACAGTTTCTCAAGCCCCATGTTCGGACCTGTGCCGTTTGCGCTCCACTCAGCGAGTCCCATCTCCTTGTTGTAAAACTTGATGGAGAAACCGCGCTTGTGGTCTGGTGACGGTTGAGCACCCTTCTTACCCAGACTTGCGTCTGGTTGCCAGTCGCGTACACCTTCTCCGAGGTGCATCCAACCAGTCTGAAGACTAGCAGTATCCACAACCATTTTCTTTGGTGTGAATTCCTCCTTGTTTGAGTTGAGCCATGCGTTAGCAGATGGCATAAAGCGAATGTAGTTACCACCGCCAGATGATGATGAAAGATTAAGCATTTGAGCCTTTCGAGTTTATGTTGCACAAGGCAACGGTTTGGGGGAATGGATTATTGACCTAAAGAATAGTCACGCGCAAGAGTTAAACCACTACTCTCCTTGCGCGTGAGCGTGTCAATTAAGTCTTTTGATTCTTTGGGTAAGAGTTTGGCTGCTTCAGATGGGCTAATTAGTTCGCTAGTAACCAACTTATCCGCAGGGATACCAGCGTCATGTAATTGGTTCTTTGCATCTGCCTCGTCGATCCACTTGCGATACGCACGCTTCGGCTGCATCTGCCAGCCCTTGATCACTTCACCTGCCTCGATGCGAGTGACAGCGTGTGCGCGTACAGCGTCGATAAATTTCTCCACAAGTGGTGCGCGATCCAGCAAGTCCTCGATCTGCTCTGGTGTCAGCGTCACCATAATGTCTTTGATGTCGTCCTTGTGCATCTGAGTCAGATCAGGTTGCGCAGCAATGACCTCAAAGCCTTTGCGTTGCGCAGGACAGATTGCTTTTGCTGGACACCATTGGCAACCGTCTTCTGTCGGTGTGGGTTCTGTATCGCCCTTCTTTATGGCTTGTATCGCTGGAGTTAACTGCGTCTCAGCCCAGTCGTTTAATTCTTTGAATGTGATCTTGTGTGTACGGGGTTCACCGTGATGCGGTTGAATAATCGACAGCTCAATATTCTGAAATTCATTCTTTGCGTGACGCATCGCACCGATGGCGTATATCTTCATCTGATCTGAGTCAGCGTCCACATATCCTCTGCCAGTCTTCAAGTCTGCAATGACTAAGGTTGACTTCTCGTCATTCCATGCCACCACATCGGCAGTACCACCCAGCTCAATGTCCTTATCCTTGTACACGGTGACATACTGCTCGACTTTGAGAGTGCCAAGACGCAACTCCAAGTCGCGTATATGGTTCACATGAGCTGCTGCAAAGTCAGCGTTCTGCTCGGTGATGAGAATGTCCTTGACAGTCTTACCCACCCAGTCATAGACACTTGAGTTAGTCAAGAATGCAGTCTCAGCCACCTCATGTATCGCAGTACCGATCTGCGCAGCTTCACCTGCTGGCTGATACGGTATATCTGCGCACAGTCTCACAGATGCAGGACAAGAGAGCCAGCGTGTAGCTGCCGATGGGCGTAGTTTGATCATTATTCTTTTTCCTCTAAATACAAAATTGTGTAGATAAGACCGCGCACTTCGTTAGTGACTGCGTGACCTAAAGACTCAGGATTGAGCATCTCTTTAAGTAGTTGATTCCTGATTCTGAGCTGCTCTCTGGTGTCCTCCAGCTCCTTGGTAAGCCAGACAATGTGCTCGCGCATTGCGTTGCGTTCTTCGTCGATCATTTAGCCTGACTCCCAAAGTAAGCGATCATGGTTGCGTCAGCCCTGCCAGAGTCCTTAACGCGAGAAAACACTTGCTGGTGCTCTGGATGCAGTTCCATGCACCTGTGGCGTATAGC